TATTTAGATGAATATGAAGGCGAATTTACAGCGCCACAGCTTGCAAAAGACTTAGGAAAACGAACATCAACGATCAATAATATATTTAAATCATTAGAAGTTAATGGAAAGATTATCAAAACAGCTATGATAAAAGGCGATAAAGGCAAGGATCAACAAGGCTATGCTAAGTCTAATGATAAAAAGAAAGGCTGCCCGTTTAATAGGTTTAATTACAGAAAACCCAATTTTATTCGACACGGCAGAGAGGATATGTCCACAATGGCGACTAATACATTGGCGGTGAATTATGGCTAAAGTAGCTTACATCTTTGATGGATTGACTATAAGAGGAATCATAGAATGGATATAGCAAGTAATTATATTTATGATAGTATTTTTAAGCAATGTCTTAGCATTGGTATTAAGGCATCTATTGCAACGAATGCCGCGACTATCGGTGTTGATAAATTCAGGAAGGGCCGGTTTAAAAAAGCATCTAAATTAGTTGACGAGTGCGTAAAAGATGCAAAGGCAGGCAGGGTATGAATAAAGTCGCTTATATGTCAGACTACAGAAAACCAAAAGACAGTCTAAATATTAATATTAATTGTAAATTAGATTCTAAAAAGGCTTGTGAGTTATTAACAGATGATTATTTAAGGGCGTTATTAAGCAGTAATAAAAGGCTAGTTAGTATAAACGGTCAGGATATCATATTAGATAAGGCTGATATTTATACCGAGTTGAGCAAGCGTGATTAATTTGATATATAATATAATTAGCTAATTATGGTAATATAAACTATGAGCCATCAAAGAGAAGTCAGAGCAACACAGCCTAATGCGTTATTCTCACAAGGGGAGAATGCAGCTATCACTTATACAGTCAATTGGATTGGAAGGCTAGGCAGTAATACAATAAGCTCTAGTACGTGGACGCGGGAAAACTCAGGCTCTACGGTAGCTAACGAGGCTAATACCACACAAAAGACATCGGCTAGGCTATCTGGCTCTGCTGGCATGTATCTACTCACAAATCAAGTTGTATTAAATAACGGCGATACGATGGAGTTTCAATTTAAGCTAAGAGTAAAAGACAATAAATCATGTGATACCAGTGATTACGGAGGGAGCTGCTAATGGAGCTTAATCTATACGAACTACCAGAAACTCAAAGACCAATGGATGAGCTAAAGCTGTACACTCAAGAGAATGGCAACGGCATATCTTTTATTGATGATGACAAACAAACAAAAGTATTAGTTATTGATGACGGAAAACCTTACAAAAAGCGCATTAGCCGTAAGAATTTAGAGCCGTTAGATTTAGATGCTTTGCCAGAGGTTAGGTAGTTATGGCAGCTAGGATAAAGCGTATAGTAATGGATGAAAACACACGCAATAAGATCAGAGCCACACAGTTAATAAAACGCCTTACAGATCATATACTTGCAACTTCTGAATCGCCAGATCAATTAATGGCTCAAAGTCAGGTAACAGCGGCGCTTGGGTTACTAAAAAAAGTGCTCCCTGATTTATCCGCAGTAGAGCTAAGTGGAGAGGTTGTACACAAAGATGCAAAGCAAATCTCAGACGATGAACTCGCAAATATCGCAGCAGGAGGCCGCACAGGAGCTACTGAACAGACGGATAGCTCGAAGGAACTTCACTAGCTATTGTGAGTATATAGCACCTGATGAACCACCCGCAGCACACCATAAGCTATTATGTGAGGCACTGGATAGAGTAATAGACGGTGATATACGCAACTTAATGGTATTTATGCCTCCGGGCTCAGCTAAGTCTAGTTATGGCTCTGTTAGGTTCCCTGCTTACTATTTGGGCAGGATGGGTAAAAAGTCTATTATCACGGCCTCATACGGTGGCGATCTAGCTACATCATTTGGTCGTAAGGTTCGTAACCTTGTTAATTCGCAACCAAGTAAAAATCTATTCCCTGAGTTACAGCTAACGGAAGATCAAAAAGCGCGAGGCGAGTGGGAGACTACAGACGGCGGCGCTTATTTTGCTGTGGGTGTTAGTGGCGGTGTAACTGGCAGACGTTCTGACTTAGGGTTGATTGATGACCCGGTAAAAGGCAGAAAGGAAGCGGATAGCTCCACAGTAAAAGAGGATACTTGGAATTGGTATGTTTCAGACTTTCTCACACGTTTAAAGCCGGGCGCTGCCCAAGTTATTATCCAGACTCGATGGGTTGAAGATGATCTAAGCGGGCGTATATTGCCTGACAATTGGGATGGTGAGAGCGGCGTATTTGAAGGCACAGACGGAAAGACTTGGCATGTTATTTGTTTGCAAGCTGAAGCAATGGAAGGCAAGCAAGACCCGTTAGGAAGAAAGCCCGGCGAATGGTTATGGCCTGATTGGTTCACGCCTGACTATTGGGAGGAAACAAAGAAAGCGGTTCAGAAGTCAGATATTAGAACTTGGACAGCTTTATACCAGCAAACACCATCGCCTGAGAGCGGTACATATTTTAAGCGCGATTGGTTTCATAGATACGATAACACCCCCAAGCATTTAACAAAGTTTGGTGCGGCTGATTACGCGGTGACTGATGGCGGGGGTGATTTCACGGAGCAGGGCATATGTGGCCTTGACCCGGTAAGTGATCTTTATATTATTGATTGGGTTAGTTGTCAGTCTGAGTCTGATGTATGGGTTGAAGATTTAATTGATTTACACGAAAAGCATGATCTATATTACTTTGGCGCTGAGAAAGGCCAGATAAGACGTGCTATAGCTCCGTGGTTAAGGAAACGACAAGACCAGCGCAAGAAGTGGTTTGATATTGAAGAAATGCCGCATGTAGGTGATAAGACGGCTAATGCTAGGTCATTCCAAGCACTAGCTAAGTCTGGTAAGGTTTATATTCCTAATACTGAATGGGGCGATAAATTGCTAAATCAGTTGTTAAAGTTTCCTGCTGGTGCATTTGATGACAAAGTAGATGTATGTGGTTTAATGGGTCGATTAATAGACAAGATACATGAAGCCGGAATAGAAACTAAGAAAGACATAAAGCGGGATAGATGGGAAGATGCCTTCGATGATGACGATGACGGCGATTGGAAAACTGCTTAATATACCCATAGACAAAACTTATTGTATAACATAAAATTACATTACCTACTGTCGTGAGATAGCAAATGCCAGAATTCAGCCTTAAAGACAAGCCAATGAGAGCGGACGAAGATCCTGATCTATTGACTACGCTTGTCAATTACTTTGAAGATTCAGAAGAACAAAGTAGGGCAGCACGGGAGCGATCTGAAAGGGATCGAGACTATGCAGATCATAAACAATTAACAAATGAAGAAATCCAAACGCTAAAGAAGCGCAAGCAACCGCCTGTCATTAATAACTACATACGTAAAAAAGTTAATTTCCTACGTGGTTATGAGCGACAGATCCGCACAGATCCTAAAGCACAGCCTAGAACGCCTCAGCATGAAGAAGACGCAACGGCTGCTACAGATGCACTAAGATATATAGCAGATAATGATAACTTTGACGTGAGACGTTCAGAGTTTTGGGATAACTACATAATCGAAGGCACTGGGGCTTGCGAAGTTATTGTCAGTAAAGACGATAAGAGACAAGTAGAAACCCCTAATATTCAATGGGATCGTTTATTTTGGGATTATCATTCTCGTAAGTTAGACTTTAGCGATGCTTTATACACGGGTATTGTTATTTGGGATGATGCAGATAATGTAATGCGTAATTTCCCTGATTCTGAAGATGTTATCCAATCATCATTTGCACAAACAAGCGTACAAGATGAGACCTACGAAGATAAGCCTAATGATTGGGTAGATACAGCGCGAAATCGAGTACGTGTTGTTCAGATTTATTTTCTATATCGCGGTATATGGCATTTAGCTTTTTATACTAAAGCGGGGTTCCTAGTTAAGCCTCAACTATCTCCTTGGCTAGATGAAGATGATTTACCTGAAAACGGTATGATTATGCAATCGGCTTATGTTGATCGCGAAGGTAATCGTTACGGCGAGCCTCGGTTTATGATCGAAATGCAAGATTCTATTAATAAGCGAGAGTCTAAAGCCGTGCATTTAATCAATCAAAGGCAAACAGCAGGCAATAAGCGAGCATTTCCTGATGGTGTAAGAAAGCAAAAGCGAGAATTAGCTAAGCCTGATGGTCATATTGAAATGTCGGGTAATGCTGAATTCGGTAAAGATTTCCTTATATTGCCTACAGGTGACATGGCGCAAGGTCAAATGGCTCTATTGCAAGAAGCTAAGCAAGACATGATTAAGAATAGTGGCGCTGAGTTTGCTACTGCTCAAGCAGCGGGTGGGCAATCTGGCCGTGCTGTATTAGCGCAACAAAATGGCGCAATGATTGAAATAAACCCATTAGCAGACGGTAAAAAGCAGTGGGAGCAACGAGTCTATAGAGCTTGGTGGAATCGTGTTAGACAGTTTTGGACAAGTGAACGCTGGATACGTGTTACTGATGATGAGTCTAATGTGCGTTTTGTAGGTTTAAATAAGCCTGTAAGCGTTGCTGAATCGGTTCAAGAAGAACTAGGCGAAATCCCTCAAGGCTTTGAAAATGACCCTCGTATGAGTATTATATCGAGGGTAGATAATCAAGTATCTCAGATGGATGTTGACATAATTATTGAAGATTCACCAGATGTAGCCAATATCCAACAAGAAGAATTTAGAAATCTAGTTGATCTTGCCAATGTTGGCATTACATTCGATCAAGAGATTTATATCAAGGCTTCTCAGCTCCGTAATAAGCAAGAGATTTTAGATAGCATGAAGGGCAAGGATGAAGCTCAACAAGCCGCTATAGCCCAGCAACAACAAGTAGAACAGCAATTAACTACTGAGGCTGTAAGTGCTGCGATAGAGAAAGACGCATCAAGCGCATTCAATCAGCAGATGCAAGCATTGAATGAACAGGCTGAAGCACAGAAAACACAAGCTGAAACACGCAATAAAGAAGCAGATACAGAGCAGATATTGATTGAGAATCAACAAATGCAAGCAGGATTACGCTAGAAATAGCAACGGACTCCGCGTTTTCGGGAGATGAACGAGCCACCGTCGTTAACGGGTGATAGGAGAGAGTAATGAGCGATATAGCAAGTGCAGGTAGTATTTATGATGGTGTTCAAGATGATGTTGTTACTGAGGAACCTGAAACAACAGGGGAAGAAGTAGCGGCACAGATTGAAGAGCCAACGGGAGAAACAACTGAAGCTACGGCAGAAGTTGAAGCAGCGCCTCCGGCTGAAGAACAACCCTATGATGCTAAATCAGAGGTAGAGCAACTTAAGAAGCAGTTACATGCGTCTATAGCTCAAGCTAATGATGAACGAAGTAAACGACAGGCATTACAACAGCAACAAGTTGAAGCACCTGACGCGTATGTTGAACCAGACAAGGCAATAGAATTTGCTACTCAGCAGGCTGTAAGTCAGGCTGACCAGCGCTTTCTTAATTATGCTTTTGAAAATGCCAAGGACAAATGGGACGACTTTTTAGAGATGCAAGATGTATTCTTTGATGAAGTTGCCGCACAAAATCCAGCATTGGTACAACAGGCGCAACAGCAGCCAGATCCTTATAAGTTTATCTATCAACAGGCCAAAAAGCACAGTGAGTTCAAAGGCATTGAGTCTGTTGACGATCTTAGAAGTAAGATTGAAGTTGAAGTTAGAGCGCAAATTGCCGCTGAATCCGTTAATAAGGAGAAGGCAGCAGTTGAAAAGGCGATTAATGATGCAATACCAAACACTCTTTCAAAATCAACGGCGGCGGGTGGTAACACGTCTAAAGCGTGGTCTCCAACGCCAACAAGTGAAATATTCCCTGATTAGCACTGTCGTGAGATAGCGCGCCCTAGGGATAAAATTGTCGGGAGACAACAATGGCAGATTCAGCAGCAGCAACCGGCTTAACGGTGCAACAATGGGATGATAAGTTTTGGAAAGAATCACTAAACGCTAATGTGTTTAAGCCTGTAATGGGTACAAGTGAAAACTCTATCATTCAAGTAAAAGAAACATTAACTAAGAAAAAAGGCGATTCTGTTACCTTTGCATTGGTTAATCGACTATCAGCAGCGGCAGTAACCGGATCTTCTACCCTTGAGGGTAACGAAGAGGATATGGAATCACGTTCATTCAAGGTTACTATTGACCAGTATCGTAATGCAGTGCGTGTCCCTGTTCTTGAGGAGCAATTCTCAGCAATTCCTTTGCGGAATGCTGCAAGATCGGTTCTTATGGATTGGGAAATGGAGCTTATGCGTGATCAAGTTATCGCGGCTTTAGGCTCAATCAACGGTGTAGCTTATGGTACTGCATCAGAAGCTCAGAAAGATGCTTGGTTAGTAGATAATGCTGACCGTGTTCTATTTGGTGCGGCTGTAGGCAATAACGCGGCTAATGACCATTCAGCGGCTTTGTTGCAGATTGACAATACAGCGGACAAGCTAACCTCAGCGGCTTTATCATTGATGAAGCGACTAGCTAAGACAGCAGACCCACGCATTAAGCCAATCAAGCCACGAGAAGGCGGCGTAACAAGTGATTCATTCATTTTGTATGCACCATCTTTGTTAGTACGTGATCTAGCG